CCGTGCGCGTTGCAGATCAAGGATCTGTTGCTCGAGTTGAACACGCTCTAGTCCACGCTGCGCGCCCACTCCGGCCCGTCCGGCATCAAGCGCGCCCAGCTCGACGCCCGGCGCCTGACGTCCCAACTGGCGCAGTTGCAGCCGCGCCGAGCGTCGTTCCTCGACTGAGAGGTTCCTGTTCCTGGCGATCAACTGCGCCCGCTGCTGCTCGTATCTGAGGTCCTCGAGGGCATCGGTCGCCGGTAGTGCGGTCTGACGCGCCCGGAGTTGTTGCTCAGTCAGATCCCGCTGGATGGCCGCTAACGCCTGCTGCGCGGGCAAGTAGCGCAACGCAATCTCGGCCTGTTGCGCGGCGAGCTGCACGCCCTGTTGCTGGAGTGCGTTCAGCTCACGGCGACTGTCGATCAGGTCACGGTTAGCCGCGTCGATCTGATCCAGCAATGCGATCTCGGCCAACGCTTGCGCCGCCGTCTGGGTCGGCAGCTCGTTGACAGCTTGCAGGCGCCGCTGTTCGGCACCCAGGCGCGCCTGCTGCGCGCGGTATTGGTTGAGCTGGGTCTGGAATTGTTCCGGGGTGGGCGTTGTCAGTCCCGTGGGCTGAATCTCGTTGAGCTCGCGCAGCCGGCGCATTTCCCGGTCCGCGGTAGCCGTCGCAGCGGCCCGCCGCCGCTCGTCGCGCGTGCGCAGGGCTTCTACGCGCTCCAGGAGGTCCAGCACGCGCTGGAGTGGTCCAAGGACCGCCTGCGCATTGGTCAGGATGGCGAGCAGACCACCAGCTTGTCCTGGCGTTCGCTCCAGCCCGGCGTTGATCAGACTGATGGCCGCGGCCACGCCGCGCAGTCCAGCGATCGTCGCCGGCGCGGCCAGCCGTCCGAGCGTGATCTGGAGCGTGTTGGCACTGCTGCTCGCCTTGAGCAGCGCGCCATCAAGGCTCGTCGCCCCCTGTGCCGCAAGGCCGCTGAATCGCGCCGCCTGACGCAGGACCTCGGCGTAGCGGACCTGCGCCTTCTGGGCATCCGTCATGCGCTCGAACGTGTTCCGCAGCGATCCGTTCAGGGCGTTGTTTTTGAGGAAGGTGTCGTTCAGGGTCAGCCCGAGGTACTCGCTCGCCTCAGCCTCACCCCTGATCGCCGATTGGACCCGCTCGAATGATTCGGCGATGCCGATGCCGCGGACCTGGGCCAGATTGCCCGAGACCCGAATCAACTCTTGCGTCTGCTGGATGCTCAGCCCGTAGTTTGCGCTGAGCGTCCTGGCCGAGAGGGCAGCCTCGAGGATCGCCTGCGAGGTAAAGCCCGTTTGAGATGAGAGGGCCGCGGCGAACCGCGTGAACGATTCGGCCTGCGCACCGTAGGCTGCTGCGGTCGCGCGGCCGACGCGCTGAGCATCGGCCTGGGCGCGGATGCTGTCCTGGAACGCGCCAACGAGACCGCCGAGCGCGGATTGCACAGTATCGATGGCTGCAACCGCAGCAGCAGCACCAGCGGCGGCGCCGCGAAAGACACCGCTGGCTGGGACCGCCATCGCCTTGCCCGTCTGTTCGACTTGCTGCTGGACACCACGCAGCGCGCGTTGTGTTTGCTGGGCGCCGCTGGTATCGGCGACCGTGCGCAATAGGATGCGCAGCTCTTCGGTGTTCATCGGTTCTTAATCCCGGCCGACCGTTTTTTCGTCATGCATGACGTACAACGCCGACCGTGCTCGAACTGCTCGCCGCCATCCTGATGTTGATCGCGGCCCCCATCGGGATCTTCTTCGGCGCGCTTCTCTGGCTCTTGAGAGCACTGGGCATCGTTTCAGGCATCTAGGTCTTCGTCATCCACGAAGACGACCTCGTCGCCCTCATTGAGCCCCTCATAGGCTCTCGCGACGTCGCCCTCGATCCCGACCATCTCCAAGAGCATCGCGCGCTCAACGGCGGGCATGCGCCAGTACTCGAGCGGCGAGCCACCGAAGCGACCCGCCAGCAACACTGCGAGATAGATCCGCGGCGGCGCATGTCCTACCCGCCGGTCAGCCGGTCGTCGCTGGTCGCGGAGGTAGTCGCGGAGCTGGAGTCGGGTACTTTTGGGAGTCCGATGGCTTCGCGGAAGGACTCGATATAGCGTCGATAGATGTACCCGACGACGGCGACGGGCAAGTCCAGGTCGCGCTCGGATTCGACTTCGCGCGGCAAGGGGAAGGGCTGACCGTCCTCGTCGGCGAAGTTCCACGCGCGCACGATCTGCCCGAACGCCGCCCACCAGCGCGGCATGTCCTCAGTGTCGAGCAGGCTGTCGTGGACCGATGAGCGTGGGTTCGTGCGGATCGTTACGAGCCACTCGGGATAGCCGATCTCGCCCAGATCAAATTCGAGCGCTTGCAGCTTGAGTGCGACCGCCTGCGTCCCGTTTCGTCGCGCGCCCAGCGCTTCGACTTCAGTGAATGAGGTTCTGGCCATGTACGATCTCCGCGGACAATAGTGCCCCCGCACGACCAGTAATCGCCGGGGGCGTGGCACCACGGGGAGTACCGCGATGCAAGATGAGTCTAGGTTGTGCGCGTGCGGATGCGGTATCGCACTGCCCTTGCCGCTGATCTATAAGGGCCGACCGCGATTGTTCATTCGCTTCCACCACTTGCGCGTGATTCCTCCGCGACCGCGCACACCTCCACGACCGAGACGAACGCGGGTGGTCGAGCCACTCGCCGATCGATTCTGGGCCAAGGTTGCGCGTGGCGAAGGTTGCTGGCCCTGGACAGGCGCGACTCACTGGCGCGATGGCAGGGGCTACTTCCAGATCAAAGGACGTCCACACATCGCCGCGCGAGTCGCCTGGGAATTGACGTTTGGGCCAATCCCTGAAGGGCTCGACGTGTGCCATACGTGCGACCATCCGTGGTGCTGCCGGCCAGACCATCTCTGGCTCGGGACTGGCAACGACAACCATGCCGACAAGGCGCGCAAAGGACGAGCGCCGCGTGGCGAACGGCATAAGCAGGCGAAGTTGAAGGAAGCCGACGTCCTGAAGATCCGCGCTGACTATGCTGTCGGCGACATTTCCCAACAATCGCTGGCTGACGGCTATGGCGTGAGTCAGGCTGTTATCAGCGCGATCGTTCTTCGCAAAACGTGGCGGCATATCTGAATAGTTGACCGTAATCAGAGCTGGTTAACCATATTGCCGCGCGAGCGCCAGTTGCCCGAGATGGTCACGGCCTGGTCGACCGCGGTGCGCAGGCTGTAGTCCACCCACGCCGGGCCGCCGAAATAGCGGCTCATGGCGTTACGACTCGGGTAGACCGCGATGTTGGTGCCGTCCGGGCTGTTGGCCGCATCGCGCATGGTCGTGTCGTCGGTCGCCCAGAAGCCTTCGAATGTCCCGTTCGAACTGGGAAACCCCTGGATCTCGGTTTTGTTGGAGGCGCCGAACTCGGTCGTATCGATCGCTTCGCGCGAGTTATCGATGGTGAAGGCGCGGAAGCCGCCGGCGAGCGTGGGCGCGCCCGAGCCCGTGCTGGACATGTAGATCAGGCCGTTGGCACCACTGTATTTTACCGCCATTTGGTATGGACCCCCTTACCTAGTAGAATGGCAGGCATGGCTACCTGCGAATGCGGATGTGGGGAGGAGTGCCGCCCCGGTCGACGACTCCGACAAGGTCATTTCGGTCGGACCCCTGCCGGCAAAGCTATGTACGAGGCGCGTCGGCTCAAAGTCGCGCCGCGCAATCCTTCCGGTCTCTGTCAATGCGGTTGTGGTCAGCCGGCACCACTCGCTGCGAAGAATGCTGCTGCACGTGGATACCGGAAGGGTGACGCCCTGCTGTTTATTCGGGGGCACCATCTGCCTCACCCTCGTGGCGAGCTTGCTCCTAACTGGAAGGGTGGACGCCGCATCGACGCAGAGGGATATGTCCTCCTGTACGCGCCTGAGCATCCCAGGGCAAACAAGGGCTACGTCCTTGAACATCGCCTGGTGATGGAGCAGATCCTCGGACGAGCCTTGGAGCGACGAGAACACGTGCATCACATCAACGGGAATACGACAGACAATCGGCCTGAAAACCTGATCGTCCTGTCCAAGAAAGACCATCACGCCTTACACAAGGGAGCCAGCATCAAGCGCTTCTACGCCGCGAACCCGCTAGCCCGCTCGGCTAACGGACGAATCGCCGCGAGGACTCGTCAGGCAAAGACCCGGACTTGACTGCCATCCGTTACTACTCCCTTCGAGGTCGGATACGAGTTGCGCCGCACGCGCGGCGAAGGTGTGCGGCTCGACATCGCCGCGCGCCTGACGGGCACGTTTGCGCCGCGCCGGACTGTCCACGAGATACGCCCTGAGCACGTCCTCGAGCTCCCCCAACGTGAACGTCGGCACACTGTCGCCGAACGTCTCGGGCAACTCGGCCCGATAGTCGCTGATGGAGAACACGCCGCAGGCGGCCAGCTCGTAGGCGCGCGGGTTCAGGCTTTCGGCGCCGTCGATGCGCGGCACCGTGCGGCCGAAGGTCACGCTCGAGCGGTGCAGGTTCAACCCAATGCGCGCACGGCGGTACAGCGCCGCAGTGGTCTGGTTACCAACCGGCCCGCCGCGCACGTACTGGCGCAGTTTGCTGGTCGGCCCGAGCAGACCCCACTCGCCGTACAGCCCCAGGTCGATGCCCTTCCAGTTCACCGACATGAGCGTCTCGATGCGTTCGCGGAAGCCGGTGCCGACAAACACCACGTCGTGCGCGGGCACGTCGACGTCCAGGCCCAGCCCAGGCTGGTGCCGTTTGGGGTCGTAGGCATGCCGCAGATAACGCACCTGCGGATTGGCCTGGGCCAGCACAGGCACACTGGTGCGCTCATTCGTCCAGCACCGATCCACCAGGCCGGCCACACACGCCTGCTTGACGTCCTCGTAGGGCGACTCGGTGAACAGCACGGCGGTCCTGAGCCCTGCTCTGCGCATCAGGATCAGCGCATCCGGGTGAAAATACATGCCGCTCACGACGAGCACCCAATCGACCTGGAAGCGCAAGGCCATCTCGAGCGCTTCGATGCTGCCGCGGTAGATCGTCTCAGGCCATGATGGCCGCTCGTTTTCGACTCTGCCCTTCGCGCGCCACAGTTTGTGTAGCCACTGACGGCTGAGGCTGAGCCGCGCGCCAAGGTCGTACAGGTGTACGTCTGCGCCCGCAGCGCGTAATGCATGCAGATAGCCCGTCTCGACGTCCCTGGTCGAGTAGGCCGCGCCGGCGCCGACGAGCAGAATACGCAACGCTAACTGACTCGCTTGCTGGGATCGGTCAGGGTTGGTCCCGAGACACGCGTGCTCGGATCGGTCGGCGCGCTGCCTGAGCTCGAGCTGGGCTTCGGCGTACTCGCCGTACCTGGCTTGATCGGATTCGGAAAGTTGTCTTTTGGCACTGAGAAACCCTCCTAAGGAACCCAGACTTCGCTGACCTTGAGCGTGGTTGCCGTCACGCCCTGCTCGATCGATGTCGTGTTCTCGTAGGCCACGACCACGGGTTGATTGGCTTGCAGATTGCCCATGCCCGCAAACGTCGCGATCGCCTTGCCGCTCTCGTCTTTCAGAGGCGCGCTGGCGACCGCGACACCCATGACCAGCACGTGCGCGATACCACCCCCACCCGTCGCGACGGTCCTGGCGAGCTGCACGCTGGCGTCGACCTGGTAGGCGCCGATCCTGGCGCACATCAGCCGACCGCCGTAATAGAAGTTCTTTTTGGGCGGCTCGATCGTGCCGCTCAGTTCGCGAATGATGCGCAGTTCGCCCGGTTGGATGGCCGTTGCCGGCTCGAACGTCACCGTCGCATTGAGCCTGGGCGCCTCGTGCGGACAGTCGCAGGCGAAGATCTGCTGGTGCATTGTGCGGACGTGGGTGACCATCGCCGCGTGGTTGAGCGGTGGCACGCCCGGCATGATCTGGTAGGTCGCGTTCTGCACCCGCCCGTGTTTGCACTTGGCCTCGCCCTGCCAGGCCATCGGGCCGGTCTGCGCAAAGGCGACGCTGATGTCATTGCCGGCCTGGGCGATGATCTCGAGCAGGCGATCGGCAGGGAGCGTTTCGATCCACTCGCTCACAGCAGTTTCCACCAGTACATGCCAGGGTGCGGCTGGGCAATACTGACCACGTCGTCGCACCACACGGGCTCGTTATCGCTGAGCTTCGACGCCTGGACGGCGGCGTCAAAGTCGCCCTGGTAGCGCATGCCCCACTCGACCTGGCTGGCGATACGACGCGGCATGACCAGGCAGTCGGCGTCGATGTTCTCGAGCCGCAACTCGGGCTCGCGCCAGATGACCTCGCGCCACGGCGCCAGCCAGCGAAAGAACAGCGCGTGCTGACGATCGACGCTCCTGGTCACCGCGCGGATCGCGGCAAGCGCATCCGCGGTGGCGATGTTGTCGTCTTGCGAGAACCACACCCAATCGCCGCGCGCCTGTTTGGCGCCGAAACTGCGCTGGGGCTGGCCGACCATATGCACGCCGGCGTCATATTCGAGATAGCGGTACTGCCCGAGCTGGCGCTCGGTGGCCAGATGCTCTTTGACCTGGTCGAGATCGGCGGTGCGTTGATAGCTGTCGCCGACCACCAGGACTTCGACGCCCTGGAGCAGCGGCTCGGGCTGGTGGTCGATCGAGTCGAGCGTATGCGCCAGCGACGCGCGCCCGATGGTGGGTATGACAATCGACAGCCACGGCCGCTTCACATGTACACCCGCACGCGCAGACTGCCGGCCAGACACGCCACGCCACCGATGTCGGCTCGACCGGGCGCAGTGACCGACTCGACCCAGCAATACGCCACGGCGCCATTGAGCGTCGGATCGGCCTCGAGCGCGCATTGCAGACTGCGACGCCCGTGCGCCGACATGTAGCTGTAGATATCGGTCTGCGCCCGGAGAAAACCGGCGTCCAGGCTGACCAGCACCCACAGGTCGACCTGGCATTCGGGATCGCCGTCGAAGTCCGTCCTGCTGAGCCCATCGACCAGCCGCGGATACGCGGCCGGAAAGTTGGGCTGCTCGGGTTCCATCGCCGTCGCGCGTAAGCCTTCGATGGTCTCGAGTCGCTTTTTGAACCCCGTCAGCATGTGGTCGAGCGTGGCAACCTCGCGCGTGGCCATCAGATGCGCCGCCCAGCGAGAAAACCCGTGAAGCGCAGCCCGACACCGCCGAACGGCACCCGGATGCGCTGCCGATTCGACGTGAACGCCGGCCGCAGGTACGGTCGTCTGCGGATGCCTTTGCGCTGGATCGAACGGGCCAGGGCAAACGCGCGCGACCTGAGCTCACGCTGCCCTGCCCGCCGCCATTCGACGTTCCGCTGCCGTCCTGGGAGGCGTGCGGCAGCGATCCGTCGCGAGGCGCCGACTGTTGGCGACCAGTGGCGCCTGACCCAGCCCATCAGCGCGTCGACCGGTGGCATCCGCGCGCCGCGGCGCCGCCCGAACTCCATCACCGCGCCGTAACCGACGCTCGGCCCGACCCGTCCCTCGATCCTGCTCAGGCGCCCGGTGCTGATCTGCTGGTTGATGGTGTGGGTGATGCTGCCGCTCAGCCGGCGCGTGTCCTGGGGCGCCCTGCGCCGCGCGTCACCCTCGATCAGCACCAGCGCCGCTTGCATGGCATCCCGTTGCGCTTGCGCCATGACGGGCCCGCTGGCATTGAGGCGCAGCATGAACCTGCCCCATTCGGGGTCGAGCTCGACGCTCACACCAGCACCCAGGCATCGCTGCCAGCGATGACACCCCCTGACGTATACGCGGACAGCAATGACGCCACATCAGGGTCGACGGCGTCGATACGCCCCAACTCGCCCGTCTGCGGGCCCTCGAGCACGCCAAAGGGCGCGCTGAGCCTGTGAAAATAGCGATTGGCGAGCAGGATGCACGCCTGCTCGACCACGGCCGGGACACTCCCGAAGCCCCAGGCGCCGGTGACGCTGACCAGCTCGCCGACCACGAACAGGTAGCTGGCGCTCGAGGTCAGGCGGATCTCGGTATAGGGTCCATTGAGCGGGTACAGGCGATAGTCGGTCGCTGCGAGCTCGGTGCCGAAGCTGCCATCACCTTCGCGGTCGATGGCCACGACCGTGACGCTCGAGACATCGCCGGTGTGCAGATAGTGCTCATTGACCGCGGTGAACAGTCGCGCCTCGGGTCCAGTGACGGCGCCGAAGGTGCGGCCGGTGTAGCTATCGATCCACTGCGAGGCGGCGTCGAGTGCGCGCTGCAGATCGCCGTCGTCGACGGTATCGGCAATGGTGACGGCTTCTTTGAATTGCTCGAGCGTGACGTAGCTCATGGCACAGGTTTCAGAGCCGGCGCCTCGTAGTAGGGTGAGGCGCCTGTATGAGTTACGAGGTAGAGCCGGCCCTGAATCCGCCGCGGCTGGGTGGTGAACCTGAGCCGGACGCCTAGAGAGAGTCTGGACGTGCTGCCATCGCGCCAGGTGATCTGCACACCACCAGGACCGACGCGATACAGCACGCCCAGTTGCACCACGGCTTTAGGCCGGATTCGGTTCTGGTTCGGGCTCGGGCGCCTCGTCGCCCTCGTCTTCCGGCTCAGCCGGCGGATCTTCAAAGTACATGGGTCAACTCCCTCCTACTCAAGTGGGCCGAATCGGCGTTCGTACTCGGCGAGTTTCTGCTCCAGCGTCAAGCGAGCTTGTCGACGGTCCACACCAGTCTTGACTCGATGAGCAGCTCGATCGAGGACCTGGAGGTTCTCCGGTCGATTGTCTGACCGGTTGGAATTGATGTGATCGACCTCTTCCTGTGGCTCGAGCAATCGACCGAGCTTCTGCTCCATTAGCCAGCGATGCTCCAATATCCATCCTCGGGTCGCGCGTGGGTGTGTTGGCTCCCAAATTTTGACGTAGCCATCGCTCAATAGCCTGGCCGGGCGCCCATTGTGGAGTCGCCCAGCAGAACGGGTGATCTTGCCCGCCCGCAGACAGTCGCGTGAGCAATAACGTCGCAGCTTGGCGACGCTTGGTTGCAGAACCATCATCGTGCCGCACTGTTCGCAGAGCTTGGTTACCGTAGGCTTTACCAGTCCGGCATGCGCGCATTCGGCTGAGCAGAACCTCCTGTTGCGACGCAAATCGGCAGGACTCGCATAGAACTCGCGAGCACACCCGGTGCACTGTGCCTGAGTGCCACGACGAGTTCGTGGTGTTTGCCCTAGCACCTTGAGCATGCATGTGCGGGAACACTTCCACGCCTGGTCGTAGTTGGCCTCGGTCACATAGCGAGTGATCGCACGTCCACAGACAGCACAAGGACGAACCTCGCGAAGACCACGGAACCGATTGGGTTGCCATGCCGACGCCGTGCGCCCAGTCTGAATTCTGAGTTTGCCAGCGCACGACTTGCCGCACACCCAGTACTTGCGCTGCTGCGCTTGTCTGGCTGTCTTGGTGACCGATGTTCCGCAGTACTCGCATGGCTTCGTTTGCGTAGGCACTGTGCACTCCCTCTAACTTGCGCCAGAGGGAGTGTAGCACAGTGCTGTTTGATTATATGCCAGTCACTCTCGCGAAAGC